GCTTCATTTAGCGGAACCGCATATCTAAACTAAAAATAAAAAACTATAAACTATGGCATTAGAATACTACGCTAGTATTGATCTTAACAAGAACGAACTACAAAACGCAGTGGTGCATCCTTTAGGGTCTGCGCCATCTTCACCTACTGAAGGACAAATTTATTACGACAGCACTGGTGGTGACAAACAGATCTACGTGTACAATGGCAGCTCTTGGGTTGCTCTTGGTGGTAACAAGTTTGACACTATCGCTGTATCAGGACAAACAAGCGTTGTAGCTGACGGAACCAATGATACGTTAACGTTGGCTGCTGGCTCTAACGTAACAATTACAACTGATGCGGGAACTGATACTATCACGATTGCTTCTACTAACACACAGCTTAGCAACGAGCAAGTTCAAGACATTGTTGGTGGTATGGTTACTGGTAATACTGAAACTGGTATTACTGTTACATATGACGATGCTGGTAATTCATTAGACTTTGTAGTTGCTTCTCAAACTGATGAAAACTTCACTACCGCGCTTAAAAACAAATTAGACGGTATTGAAGCCGGAGCAGATGTTACAGATACTACAAATGTAACTGCGGCTGGCGCTTTGATGGATAGTGAGCTTACGTCTATTACGGATGTTAAAGCTTTAAATCAGTCTGTAGTTAGTGGTGCTGCTCCTACATTTAGTACAGCTAATATGACTGACACCTCTAACAAGAGGTTCATGACCGATGCTCAAGAAAGTAAACTTGATAGCGTAGAAACAAACGCTGACGTAACTGATACTGCTAACGTTAAAGCAGCACTTAACGCTAACTTGACTAGCTTAACAATTGGTGACTCAGATGATACTATTACTATCCCTGGTGATCTTGTTGTCACTGGTACTACTACAACTAATAATGTTGAAACAGTAAGTACATCCAATGGTGTAGTATTCGAAGGTAATGCAGCTGACGCAAACGAGGTTACATTATTAGCGGCTACAGTTACTGCAGACAGAACTGCGACACTTCCAGACTTAACTGGTCATGTGGCTTTATTCTCTACTGCGCCTACAACTGCTGTTAGTGCTACTCCTGCTGAGTTAAACATCTTAGATGGCGTTACAGCTACCACAGCTGAAATAAACAAGCTAGATGGCCTCACAGCGACCACTACTGAACTTAACTATACAGATGGTGTTACATCTAATATTCAAACGCAGTTGAACGCTAAAGCAGGTAGCTTATCTGACTTAGGCGTCACTGCTACAGCGGCGGAGCTTAACAAGCTAGATGGAGCTACTGTTACTACTGCTGAGATTAATATCTTAGACGGAGTAACTGCAACAGCTACTGAAATCAACTTGCTAGATGGTCTTACCGTATTGAGTGGTTCTAACACTGGTGACGAACCTAATGCTAGCACAAGTACTCGAGGTATTGTTGAGCTTGCTACTAGCGCTGAGACTCAAACAGGAACTGATGCAACACGCGCGGTAACACCTGATGGATTAGCTGCTAGATCTGTAACTGCTGCTATTGATGTTACAAATCCTAGTTTTACTACTAACCTATACGCTGAGATCACACATAACTTAGGAACTGAAGATGTAATCGTTGAGTTATTCGATGTGTCTACAAAGCAAACGATTGTAGCAGACGTAGCGAGAACAGATAAGTTAGACGCTGCATCTACTAGTAAGGTTAAGATATCTTTTGGTATTGCACCTCCAAACAACGTTGGAGTTGTCATCACCTCTGCTAAAGGAGCGACTACTGCTAGCGTAGCTTACGCATAAGTATAAATAAAATTAAATAAAATGTAAATGGCGATAAAGGTTTATTCACCTATAGATTTCGAGGATACTTCCTCAGGGCTTAGTATCGATGGCGATTTTGCTGTCGATACTAATACTTTATTTGTTGATGTTAGTACTAATCGGGTGGGTATTCGTACGACAAGTCCAGCACATCCTTTACACGTAATAGGAGATGCTTATATACAAACGGGTAATATACATATTTCTCAAGGATCTTATAGAATAAAAAATGCAAGCGCAGGAACTCAAGCAATAGGATTTCCTTCTTCTGGTAATTTTACTTTTGAAAACGTTAACGTAGGCATTGGAACTACGAGCCCCTCCCAGAAGGTTCACATAACTGCAAGTGGTACAAATCCATATATAAGAATAAATGAATCTGCATTTACTGGAATAGATATAGGTCAAGAAACTGGAAATGGTAATGGAATTATAAACCTTCGTGATAATGCTAATTTGAGAGTGTTTACAAACGCTACTGAACGTATGCGTATCACTTCAGGCGGCAACGTCCTCATTGGCACTACTACTGATGGAGGAGATAAGTTACAAGTTAGTGGAGACATATCTGCTCAAGGTATATACGTAGACAGAACGCATGAGTCTGGTGGTATATCTAACCCTTTTGCTAAGTTTGGCCTTCATCATTGGCATGGTAATTCCAATACTATATATCTTCAAAAAAGTGGTAGAACACAATATTTCCAATTTAACACTCAATCAGGATACTTTCAAGTAAGTGATGGAACAAACTATATAATATTAAGAGGAGAAAGTACATCTGAAGTAAGTGTATACTCTTCTGGGGCTTTAAACTATGTTCAACATAGTGCTAGCACCAATAATAACGGAAATGTACTAACATGGGACAATTCCACATCAGGTAACGGACAAAGAGGAAGAGTATCGATTGTAGGAGATCTAAGATTGGATGATTATTCATCTGGCTCTGCATCAAACACCGTTAACATTGAAAACAACGGAGATGCTTATTTCTCAGGTAGTCTTGGTATTGGAACTTCGAACCCGGGAGAAAAGTTAGAAATCGCTGGAAGACTAAAGGTTTCTCATACTTCTTATTCTGCTTTTATAGGAGCAATTTCTGCCTCATGGGCAGGAAACACTAATTACCCCACATTGTACGGATCAGATGCCGCCAGATGGGTTATGCATATAAACCCACATATTTCATATGTTGCTAATGGAGTAAATGGGTATACTGGTTCAGCAATGACTGGAGCAACTGTTAGATTTGCGTCTAATACATCAGCCTCTACTTATTGGGACTTAGGAGTTGGCACGAACTCTGTAGGTAGCGATAAATTTTCTATAGGAAGAGCGGGGTCTCCGTTATTAAATATCACCTCTACTGGCAACGTCCTCATTGGCACTACGGTTGATAATGGTAGTGGTTTAAGAGTTTTCTCAACTGGAAATGGTGAATTAGAGGTTGAACGTAGTGGAGGGGCGCAGATAAATCTACAAGCACAAGCTGCAAGAGGTGTAATTGGAACAGATAGCAATCACGAGTTACAATTAAAAACCAATTCAACTGCAAGAGTAACAATAAATACTGCTGGTCGGGTAGGTATTGGAACTTCGAGCCCGGCTTACCCCTTGCATGCCTATGGGCACGTTGGTATATCAGACTCTGATGACAGTGCACGTTACCGTTTTATTGTTGACGATGACGGTATAAATTCTCGTTTTAGAATTAGAAGAGAGAAAGCAAATGGTAGTACATCAGCTGCGAATGATTTGACTATTGTTAACGGCAACGTAGGTATTGGTACTTCGAGCCCTGATAGACAAATTCAAGTACACGAGTCAACAAGTGGTACTTCTACGGCTAAGTTTACAAATAGCACTACTGGAGAAGACGGTGATACTGGTTTCTTTGTAGGCATAAATGGTTCTGAGCAACCCATATTGTTTGGGTACAATAGTACTGATATGGTTATTGGAACTAACGCTTCTGAAAGAATGCGCATCACTTCAGGCGGCAACGTTTTAATAGGCAAAACTACTGATGCGGGTTATAAAATTGACATTAATGGAACCGCCAGGATTTTAAATGATGTAAAAATCACCGCTAATTCTGGAGCCGAAGGCAATACCATTAATTTAGAACCTAGTAATGCAATAGCTGAAATCAGAACAGATGGTGAATCAACCTCGGATGAGGCCGGCGTATACTTAGGCACTCCCTATACCTCAGGCGCCTATACTGCACCTACTAAGGCTGCAATAATTGCTCAAGGTGTAGGGACTTACTCAAGAAGCAAATTATTGTTTTGTTTAGAGGATACCGCTTCAAATTCGGAATCAGCTGTCGTAACATCTGCTGATGCGAAAATGGAGCTTACAAGGGATGGTAAATTAGGTGTGAATAAAACAAGTCCTAATTACGAAGTTGATTCGGCGGGCGACATTAACGCAGACGGAGACTTTTACCAAAACGGAACGCAAGGATGGACCGGTACAATTAACATTTCAACTAACCCACCAGTCGCTATAACAGTAAACGGTGGAATTATAACAAACGTAACATAAAAACTAAACAACATGATTAACATTAACGACGTAACGGTACCAACCAAAGGAACTGGAAAGTACCTAAATGTAAAAGCTTTAAGCTTTGACTTATCACCAACAGCAGGTATTACCTTGTATTGGTCTCTACACAAAGAAGAAATGATACCAGACGAATCTGAAGATGCAGAAGAAGGCGCGACTATTTCTGTTCCTGGTGGTATGCTAATGGAAGGCAATTTAAGCTTTCCTCAAGCTAGCTATGACACTTGGGGTACTGACGACTCTGTAGTAACAGACTGGGCTTTGACTGAGCTAGGGTTTACAGAAGCAACATAAGAGTAAAAAATAGTAAAATAGAGTAATACTATAGATAAGTTAAAAAACCAAACATTAAAATTTTATTATGGAAAACAAAATCAAAGACGAGCAACTCGCGAAGTTGCAAGGGCTAGTAAACCAAATTAACCAATTACAAATGGAGTTGGGTCAAGTAGAATCTAGGAAGTACGACGTTATCGCTGCTATTCCTACAGTGCGTAAAGAGCTTACAGAGTTCCAAAACGAACTAGAGAAAGAGTACGGTAAAGTTAGTATCAACATCCAAGATGGTACTATCAAAGAAGGGGAAGATGAAACTAATCCGTAAGATTAGTGTAGGGAGAGATTATAAAAACGATGCTATGCACTACTCCGTAGGTCAAGAGGTCTACGGAGGGCATACCATCTGTGATATAGTTGAAGACGACACTAAGTATAGTATCTATATAAGGAAGAACGAAGAAGTTTTACCTTGGAAAGATTTCAACAAGAACATGGCGATCTCTGTTGAATATAACCTAGAGTATTAATGAAAGGCACTTTTTATTTTTTAATAAAGCCTAAAAACGAAAGATACAACAACACTAAAAAGGTCGGTGACAAAGAGCTTATACTTAACACCGAGATATTTAACCACGGTTATATAAGCAGACAAGGTGTAGTGGTTGGCTTGCCAACCGAGTTCAATACACCTGTTAAAGAGAAAGATGAAGTAATCGTGCATCACAATGTATTTAGAAGATGGCACGACGCTAGAGGCAAAGAAAGAAACAGTACTAGTTATATAGAAGAAGATCTATATAAAATAAACATTGATCAAGTATTTGCTTATAAAAGGGATGAACAATGGAAAGCCTTACCAGGTTATACATTTGTTAAGCCCGCTGGAGAGTTCATAGGTGAAGTTGTATATTCTGACGTTTACGATAAAGGCGATATAGTTGGTTATAGACCAGCTGGAGAATATGAGTTTAATATAGACGAAGAAAAGCTGTATAGACTTAAAACAGATTTTATTACAATTAAATATGAATATCAAGGAGAAGAAAAGCAACATAATCGAAGCTGGGTATAAGGCCGTTGAGGAACTTATCAAAGTAGCAGAAGAAAAGATTATCACAAACACTGAAGAAGACGTGTCTGCTGATAGACTTAAAAATGCCGCAGCTACAAAGAAGCTTGCTATATTCGATGCCTTTGAAATATTAACTAGGATTGAAGAAGAAAAAGCTTTGCTAGAGAACAAGACTGTAGAAAAAACAAAGCAAGCCTTTAGTGGTTTTGCTGAACGTAAAAGTAAATAGTCATGTACCAGCAAAGTCTAGTAAAAGTCGTAGAACCAATACGTATTAATACGATCAAAAGACTTAATAAGTCTAAGAGTTGGGAATACGGTTATAATAAAGAACACGACATAATTGTTATTAGTAAGACAGGGCAAATAGGTGAAATAGTAGAGATACAAAACCTACAAATAGCTCTGCCAAAGCAACCAACACAGGTTAAACGCTGGGATGATAACAAATGGAACGTAGAACCATTACCTAAAGACTTGAGTAATATCAAGTCTATATTTGATTGGAGAGATCTTCCTGATAACTTTAAAGAGCAATGGATAGATTACATTGAAGAAGAGTTTAAAAGAAGAGATGAAGGCTTTTGGTTTTACAACAATGGTGTACCAACGTATATAACTGGTAGCCATTATATGTACCTACAGTGGAGTAAGATCGACGTAGGTAAACCTGACTATAGAGAAGCAAACAGATTATTCTTTATATTTTGGGAGGCTTGCAAGGCAGATACTAGATCTTATGGTATGTGTTATTTGAAGAATCGACGTTCTGGTTTTTCATTTATGGCATCGAGCGAGACAGTTTCTTCTGCCACGATTAAGTCAGATTCTAGATACGGTATATTATCAAAGTCTGGTGCTGACGCAAAGAAAATGTTTACAGATAAGGTTGTACCTATTTCTATAAACTATCCTTTCTTTTTCAAGCCTATACAAGATGGTATGGATAGACCTAAGACAGAGCTAGCATACCGAGTTCCAGCAAGCAAGCTGACTAGAAAGAGGATGTCATCATCTGAAGGTCTAGAAGAAATGCAAGGACTTGATACTACTATAGACTGGAAGAATACAGGAGATAACTCCTATGATGGTGAGAAGCTTGCGTTACTAATACACGATGAGGCAGGTAAGTGGGAGAAGCCTGAGAATATACTAAATAACTGGAGAGTAACAAAGACTACGCTCAGGTTAGGTAGTAAGGTCATAGGCAAGTGTATGATGGGTTCAACATCAAATGCGTTAGACAAAGGTGGATCAAACTTTAAAAAGTTATACAACGATTCTGACGTAACTAAAAGAAATAAGAACGGACAAACTAGTTCAGGTCTTTATTCTTTGTTTATCCCAATGGAGTGGAACTACGAAGGATTCATGGACGAGTATGGTGTTCCGGTATTTAATACTCCTGATAAACCGGTGATAGGTCCTGATGGGAGTGAAATAGATTTAGGTGTTATAGAGCACTGGCAAAACGAAGCGGAAGGTTTAAGAAGTGATCAAGATTCTTTAAACGAATTTTACAGACAGTTCCCAAGAACCGAAGAGCATGCGTTTAGAGATGAAACAAAGAATAGTATATTTAACCTAACGAAAATATACGAGCAAATAGATTATAACGAAGAGACTGCAAGGCCTATTAAAGGAAACTTTCAATGGGAGAACGGAGTTAAAGATTCAAAGGTTTTATTTGTTCCTGATTTAAATAACGGTAGGTTTAATATATCTTGGGTTCCAGGTACACACTTGCAAAACAAAGTGATACTAAAGAACGGGCTTAAGTTTCCTGGCAACGAGCATATAGGAGCTTTCGGTTGTGATAGTTACGATATATCAGGGACAGTAGATGGAAGAGGTTCTAAAGGTGCATTGCACGGACTTACTAAGTTTAGCATGGAAGATGCACCACCTAATACTTTCTTCTTAGAATACATAGCTCGACCACAAACATCTGAGATATTTTTCGAAGATGTTTTAATGTCTTTGGTTTTTTATGGCATGCCAATACTAGCAGAGAATAACAAACCACGTTTATTGTATTATTTAAAGAGGAGAGGTTATAGAGGATATTCAATGAACAGGCCTGATAAGACTTGGAACAAGTTATCACCTGCTGAAAAAGAAATAGGTGGTATACCTAACTCTAGTGAAGATATAAAGCAAGCCCACGCATCAGCGATTGAAAGTTATATATCAAGCTATGTAGGTTTAAACGAGCAAGGCGACTACGGTAATATAGAATTTAATAGAACGCTTAACGATTGGGCTAAGTTTGATATAAATAAACGAACGCAGTTTGACGCGTCTATCAGTTCTGGACTTGCTATCATGGCTTGCAATAGACATATGTATCAACCTAAAACAGAAAGACAAACAAATAAATTGAGCTTTGGCTTTTCAAAGTTTGATAACAAAGGAGCAATATCAAAGATAATTGAGTAATGATTAAAACTAAAACTAAATCCGTTTTCCCTAGTCAGGCAGTGCCTGATGAGGAGAAGTCAAGCTTTGACTACGGCCTGCAAGTTGCTAAGGCAGTTGAGGCGGAATGGTTTGACAGAGACGGTGGTAGCTCTAGGTATTATGACACCAAAAATAGGTTTCATGAGCTTAGGTTATATGCTAGAGGCGAACAGTCAGTCCAGAAATACAAAGATGAATTATCTATCAACGGTGATTTGTCTTATCTAAACTTAGACTGGAAGCCAGTTCCAATTGTTCCTAAATTTGTTGATATCGTTGTCAATGGTATATCTGAAAGATTATACAAAATAAAAGCCTTCTCGCAAGATCCTGCGTCTATTAAACAGAGAACAGACTACGTAGAGGCAATGATGGAAGACATGCAGTTCAAGACGTTCAAGCAAACTGTGCAAGAACAAACTGGTGTTAATACATTTAACAATGATCCAGCTGCTATACCTGAAGACGATGATGAGCTAGCAATACACATGCAGTTAGATTATAAGCAAGGTGTAGAGATAGCAGAAGAAGAAGCGCTAGATAACTTGTTCAACTTAAATAAATATAGTTTAATCAAGAAGAGATTAGATTACGACTTAACTGTACTTGGTATTGCCTGTGTTAAAAACGGTTTCAATACAGCTGAAGGAGTTACAATCGAGTATGTAGATCCGGCAAATATAGTTTACTCGTACAGTGAGTCACCATACTTTGACGACTTGTATTACGTTGGTGAAGTCAGAAGAATTACTTTAACGCAATTAAAGAAGCAATTCCCTAACCTAACCCAAGAGCAACTAGAAGATTTAGAAAATAAATACCAAAGCTCTAATTACGATAGGTACAATTATTACCCTGAGCATCGTCAAGACAAAGACTATATTAATGTATTGTACTTCGAGTATAAGACATTCAACACACAAACTTACAAGATAAAGCAAACTGCAACTGGTGCTGATAAAGCTATAGAAAAAGCAGACACGTTTAATCCACCTAAAGATCAAAGAGCTAGATTTGAAAGAGTATCAAGATCTATTGAGGTTGTTTATTCTGGTGTAAAGATATTAGGTCACGACATAATATTAGACTGGAAGCTATGTGAAAACATGACGCGTCCAAAGTCTGATATAACAAAGGTATCTATGGGTTATAACATAGTGGCCCCAAGAATGTACAAAGGAGTTGCTGAGTCATTAGTAAGTAGAATGATGACGTTTGCTGATATGATTCAGTTAACGCATTTGAAGCTACAGCAGGTTATGTCTCGTATGGTACCAGATGGTGTTTACTTAGACGCCGACGGTATCGCTGAGATCGACTTAGGTAACGGTACAAACTACAATCCACAAGAAGCGTTGAATATGTATTTCCAAACTGGTTCTGTTATTGGTAGATCAATGACACAAGATGGAGACTTTAACAATGCAAGAGTACCTATCCAAGAGTTACAAACCAGTGGTGGTAACGCTAAGATATCTGCGCTTATTAATTCTTATAATTACTACTTGCAGATGATTAGAGATGTCACAGGCTTAAACGAAGCTAGAGATGGTAGCAAGCCAAATGAGAACTCTTTGGTTGGATTACAAAAACTAGCCGCAGCAAATTCAAACGTCGCTACTAAGCACATACAGGATGGAGGCTTATACCTCACTCTTAAAACAGCAGAGGCGTGCTCTCTTAGAATATCTGACGTACTTGAATACTCTAACACTCAAAACCAATTTGTACAGTCTTTAGGGCGATTTAACGTGGGTACACTTAACGAAGTAAAACAGCTACATTTGCATGACTTCGGTATATTCTTAGAAATAGAACCTGATGAAGAAGAGAGAACTAGACTAGAGAATAATATTCAAATGGCATTGCAACAGCAGGTTATTAATCTAGAAGACGCTATAGATATTAGAAACATAAGAAATAGTAAGCTGGCTAATCAATTGCTTAAGGTTAGAAAGTCTAAGAAGATGGCACTTGATCAACAGATGAAAGAGCGTAACATACAGATGCAAGCTCAAGCAAACCAAGAATCATCTAGAGTTGCAGCAGAGGCTGAGATGCAAAAGCAACAAGCACTAGCATCTACTGAAATACAAATACATCAAGCTAAGAATCAATTCGAAATAGAAAAGATGGAAAGACAAGCTCAAATAAAGTTTGATCTGATGGAGAAAGAGTTCCAATTGAATATGCAGCTTAAAGATGCAGAAAGTCAAGTGATAAAGGATAAGGAGAAGTATAAAGAAGATCGTAAAGACGAAAGAACTAGAATACAAGCTACTCAGCAGTCTGAAATGATCGAACAAAGAAAGCAAAACGCACCTGCTAAAAGATTCGAGTCCGCTGGATTTGATAACTTAGGAGGTTTTGACTTGGAGCAGTTTGAACCAAGATAAAAACAAACAAACACTTATATAATATTATATCATGGAAGAAATTAAAGACGAACAACCAGTTGTAGAACAGGAGGTAACGCCAACTGAAGAAGCACCGGTTGAAGAACCAAAAGTTAAAAGCGAAGTATTAGAAGACGGAACTTACAGAGTAGGTTTCTCAGACACTAACGAAACGCCAACAACAGAAGAGCCACAGGCGCCAGAAGAACCAACAGTAGAAGAGGATGTTCCTGTTTTACAAGAAGTTACTGAAGAGCCTGAAGTTGAAGAGCCACTTACAGAAGAGCCACAGCAAGAAACAGTTCAAGAAGAAACTGTAGCTCAGGAGCAACCATCGGTTGATTTGCCTGAAGGGATTGAAAAGCTAGTTGAATTCATGAAAGAGACTGGTGGAACAATTGAAGACTACGCTAGGCTAAATGCAGATTACAGTGGCGTAGACGATAAAGCTCTACTAGTTGAATACTACAAGGCGACTAAACCTCATTTAAGTCTAGATGAAATAAACTTCGTTATCGAAGATAAATTCGATTACGATGAAGACATGGACGAAGATAGGGATATAAGAAGAAAAAAGCTCGCGTACAAAGAAGAGATCGCACAGGCTAGAAATCATTTAGAGGGCATGAAGTCCAAATATTACCAAGAGCTTAAGTTAGGCTCTAGGCTTACTAAAGATCAACAGCAAGCAATAGATTTCTTTAACAGGTACAACGAGGAACAAAAATCGGTGGAAGAACTAACCACCAAACAGCAGCAACACTTTCAAGCTGAAACAAATAAAGTTTTCAACGATAAGTTCAAAGGTTTTGATTTTCAAGTCGGCGAAAAGAAATATCGTTTCAATGTGAAAGATGTGCAAGAAACAAAGCAAGCTCAAAGCAATGTTATGAATGTGTTCGATAAGTTTATCGGCCAAGACAATTTACTTAACGACGCTAAAGGTTATCACAAGTCTTTGTTTGCTGCACGTAATGCTGATGCACTTGCTAATCACTTTTACGAACAAGGTAAAGCCGACGCAGTTAGAGATATGACTGCTCAAGCTAAAAACATCAAAGTCGATCGTACTACATCTGATGGTATGGTAAACGCTGGTGGTACTAAAGTAAGAGTTATTAGTGGTGAAAATAGTTCAACAACAAAATTGAAACTAAAAAATTACTAAAAACTAAAAACAAAACAAAATGGCAAATGTATCTTTTGCAGGACCTGCGGCCGCTGGTGTCGTAAGTCCTTCGTATGAAAAAATGACCCTAGCTGGAAACTATTTGGATATCCAAAATAACGGTTGGGCACAACAATACCTTCCTGAGCTTTATGAGCAGGAGGTTGACAGATATGGTAACCGTACCATCTCTGGATTCTTAGCAATGCTTAGCGCTGAAATGCCTATGCAATCTGATCAGGTTATCTGGTCTGAGCAAGGCCGCTTGCACTTAGCTTATACTGGTGAAATTAATCCAGTTACAGGTGCGGTTGATGCTATCAAAAATATCGACAGTAACGCTTCTGAAGCTCACGCTGTACGTAAAGGCGCTACTGTAGTAGCTGTTGTAAACAACGTGGTATTTAAAGCTTTAGTTACAGCTGGTGTAGAGACTTCTACTTCTGGTTTAACTATCAAGCCTTACGGCGCTGAAAACGTTGATGACTTAGCTGGTATTGCTGTTACTGACAATCAGGTTATTAAGTTCTTTGTATACGGTTCTGAGTTTGACAAAGGAACTGATACAATGACCGAGTCTATCGAGCCTAACTTTAAGACTTTCACTAACCGTCCTATGATCATCAAAGATCATTTCGAAGTTAACGGTTCTGACACTGCTCAGATCGGTTGGATCGAGGTTGCTGGTGAGTCTGGTCAAGGTGGTTACTTATGGTACTTGAAGTCTGCTGGTGATACTCGCAGTCGTTTCAACGACTACTTAGAGATGTCAATGGTTGAAGCTGAAAAAGCTGAGACTGCATCTGTTGTAGGTGTTGAAGGTACTGAAGGTTTATTCTCTGCTATTGAGAATCGTGGTATCGTAGCTACTAACTTGGTAGACGTTGCTTCTGATGCTTTAGCTGATTTCGATAGCTTACTTGCTGAATTAGACAAGCAAGGTGCAATTGAAGAGAACATGCTTTACTTAGATCGTACTTCTAACTTAGTATTCGATGATATGCTTGCTGGTCTTTCAGCTGGTACTCAAGGTGGTACTGCTTACGGAGTATTTGAAAACTCTGAGGACATGGCATTGAATCTTGGTTTCACTGGATTCCGTCGTGGATCTTACGACTTCTACAAGACTGATTGGAAATACTTGAACGATGCTTCTACACGTGGACACGTTGGTGGCGTTAAGGGTGTTATTATCCCTGCTGGTACTTCTTCAGTTTACGATCAAACTGTTGGTGCTAACGTTCGTCGTCCATTCTTGCACGTACGTTACCGCGCTGGTCAAGCTGACGATCGCAAGCTTAAGTCTTGGGTTACTGGTTCTGTAGGTGGAGCAGTTACATCTAACATCGACAAGATGGAGATTAACTACCTATCTGAGCGTTGCCTAGTAGTTCAAGCTGCTAACAACTTCGTATTATTGAAGTAATACTTTTATAGAGATACGGGGCGTCTAACGGCGCTCCGCATCTTTATTTTTAAATATTTATTTTATTATATTATGACAAAGCAAACTAAAACAGCCACTACGTGGCAAACCAAAGATAGATTGTACGAATTGAAAGGTGGTAAAATTCCGCCCGTATATATCTTAAAATCAAGATCTATGTATTTCTTCGATGAAGAATTAGGCATGGAAAGAGAAATTAAATTCTGCAGAAACCAACAAACAGTTTTTGTAGACGAAATGAAAGGACCTCAGCGTCTTGGTCATATTGTATTTAGGAACGGTAAATTAATGGTGGAAAAAGAGCAAGTGATCTTGCAGAAGTTTTTATCACTATACCATCCTGAGAGAGACTTAGTATACGAAGAATACAACGCAGAGCAAGTAGCCGAAGCTGATATCGATATTTTAGAGATGCAACTAGAAGCAATGAACGTGGCTAAAGCATTAGAAGTTGATAGAGCAGAAGCAGTACTACGTACTGAGTATGGCTCTGATGTCACTAAGATGACTTCTAAGGAGCTTAAGCGCGATGTATTGATATTTGCTCAGAATAATCCTGGAATGTTCTTAGAGTTAGTTAATGATGAAAATATTAATATTAGGAACATTGGTATTAAAGCTGTAGAGCAAAACATTATTAAGTTATCTGAAGATCAACGAACATTTAAGTGGGGAAGTAATGGTAGAAAGTTAATCACTGTACCATTTGATGAAAACCCATACTCGGCATTGGCCGCATATTTTAAGACAGATGATGGTATTGAAGTTTACCAAACTGTCGAGAAAAAACTAAAATAACTAATGTAGTCAAGGGCGGGGCAACTCGCCCTTAGGCTATAATCAAAAAAGAATTATGGCTATCAACGTAAATAAAGTTTATAAATCCGTTTTATCGATATTGAA